GCCTTACAGATATTAGGTAGGCCACTCATCGTATGGCGTTCCGGTAAAGCGGGTGCTTGGTGGAAGAAACCCAGATGCAAGGAAATAATAATTGATGTATGCGGTGGTGGCGAGTCAGAAGCTGTCGCACCTCTGTATCAAGGTTTGATACCGGGGTGGATGAATGAGGAAGAGTGAGATTAGATATGTCAGTATGTTTAGCGGCATCGAGGCGGCTACGGTTGCTTGGCATGAGCTTGGGTGGAAGGCTGTCGCATTCAGCGACTTTGATAAGTTTCCAAAAGAGGTTCTTGCACATCACTATCCCGATGTGCCGGATCTTGGCGATGTAACAAAGGTGGATTGGAATGAGTACGAAGGAAAAGCAGACCTCGTTGTCGGGGGAAGCCCATGCCAATCATTCTCCGTTGCGGGTAAGCGACTTGGAATGGATGACCCAAGGGGTAACTTGGCACTCCACTTCCTTGGAGCTGTTAAGGCGATTAAGCCAACGTGGTTCATCTTTGAAAATGTTCCCGGATTATTGTCGTCTGATGGAGGGCGGGATTTTGAAGCCTTCCTTGGGGAGGTGGCAAAATGCGGGTATGGGTTCGCCTACCGAGTTTTGGACTCTCAGTATTTCGGAGTCCCCCAAAGACGGCGCAGACTCTTCGTTGTCGGACATTCTGATGGCGATTGGCGAAGTGCCTTCTCGGTATTATTTGAGCGAGAAAGCTTGTTCGGGAATCCTCCGCCGAGCATCAAGAAGGGGCAAGGTCTTGCCGCCTTTACTGGAGAAAGCGTTGAGCGAGAGGATTCAGAAGGCTCAGCTGGAAGAGGAATGATTGGATTCTCTCACACTCAAGGATTAGATGCTCAACCATCCGAAGATGTATTTCCTACACTTCGAGCTGGTGGTCAAGGCCATGCCGTAGCTACTAATGGCGAGTTTTGGGATGGAACAGATAAAACGGCCACTCTAACTACAAGATCCATAGACCAGTCTATGCCCGACAAGGGTAATTTCATGGGTATAACTCAAGAGCTATACGAAAATAAAGAAACAACCGTATTCAACAATAACTACATGAGGTCAGTCCATGATAAATTGACAGATAAAGCCCCCACATTAGCTGCTAACGCCGAGAAAGGTAATGTTCCTTTGGTTGCCGAAAGCCAAGGGGTTGATGTGTTTAATGGTCTTGAAACAGGTCAGACGGCTTCCAATCTTACAACAGGTGTAGGAATATCGAATGCGAGTGGTCCCAAGATATTAGAAACAAGTGTTGCATCAGGATTCGGCAAAAAAACTGAGTATATTGAATCAGAACAAGCGGGTACTATTCGAGCTTCAGGTGGGGCTCAAGGCGGGGGTTCTGAAACCCTAATCACAGAAGCGGCGGGCATCGTATCAAAAGGCAACGGTGATGCTTTCGAGATGGATGAGAAGCACATGAGCCTAACAAGTGGCGGCGGTCAAGCAGGGCAGGGCTATCCAGCTGTAAGACAAAGCGTATTCAACATAGATTCAGAAGGCGGCAATTCAATGAAATCAAAGAATCCTCTTTCTGGGTCACAACAGATAGACAAAGCATCAACATTGACTACATTCCCACCAAGCCCAGAAGGTTATCGTGGCGGTAATGCAGTAGTAGCTCGCCATGTAGTTAGGCGACTGACACCTATTGAGTGTGAGCGTTTGCAGGGATTCCCTGATAATTATACTCAGATCCCTTGGAAGGGCAAACCTGCTGAGGAATGTCCTGATGGCGTAAGGTACAAGGCTTTAGGCAATTCAATGGCTGTTCCCGTCATGAAATGGATCGCCATGGGGATAGAGGCGGTTACGGGTGTGTTATCTGAGGTCGGTGAAAGACCAGACCCTGTGCGTGTCGAGCAGAAATCAATTTTCGACTTTTGAGGTGAAATGTATGGTATCAAGTCAGCTAATTTTGAATGATTGTTTAGTAGCTATGAAAGACATGGCCGACAATTCGGTTGATTCAATTGTTACTGATCCACCTTACGGGTTATCTGCTGCTCGTAATAGTGGTAATGCTTCTAAAGGTGGGTTCATGGGTAAATTATGGGATTACGATGTGCCTTCAGTTGAAATCTGGAAGGAAGCTCTTAGGGTTCTCAAACCCGGAGGGCATCTCCTAGCTTTTGGTGGAACGAGGACATATCATAGATTGGCTGTCAATGTTGAAGATGCAGGTTTCGAGATTCGTGACCAAATCATGTGGATTTATGGTAGTGGTTTTCCTAAGTCAATGAATATCAGCAAAGCAATAGACAACGCCGCAGGTGCGGAACGAGAAGTAATTGGGATAGGTCGTAGTGGCTCACCAGATACACATCAAACATCTTACAATATGAGTAGGGGTGCTGGAACAGAAAAGCGTGATAATTTTGGTGGCGAATATGATATTACTACACCCGCTACACCCGAAGCAGAACAATGGGAGGGGTGGGGAACAGCCCTCAAACCTGCTCATGAGCCTATCGTAGTAGCTCGTAAGCCTGTTGAAAAGGACACGATTGCCGATAATGTGCTTGAGCATGGAACAGGGGGGCTGAACATAGACAAATGTAGGATTGGCGACATTGTTCAAAATACAGCAGATAACGGGCGAGCTGCGGCATCTCACAAGGCAACCATTTTTGAAAGTGGGCTAAAGAAGGACTTTGAAGGCACTATTACAACAGGTCGCTTCCCTGCGAATGTGATTTTCGAATGTATTTGCGATCAAGTAATCAACACCGAAATCAAAGGTGATGGGCATTGGGCGGATTCAAAAGTCACAGGATTTGGTGACGGTATAGGCGATGGAACGTCAGAATATAGAGGCGTGGGCCCTAAAGAAAGCAAGACAACATCATCTCATACTAACCCCGAATGCCCGTGTAGGATTCTTGACGAACAAGCTCCTAAAGTGGGTAACATGATGAATGCTACAAGGAAAACTACTACATCAGGTGGAACAGGCAATTCATGGACTACATCATCCAAGAACGAAGGAGATTCTAATGGGATATTTGACGGGCTTGGCGGCGCATCTCGTTTTTTCCATCAAGTTAAGCAAAGTGAAAGGGAAGTAAATGAGCTGACCCCTGAGCATGAACCAATCGTGGTGGCTCGTAAGCCCATCGAAGGCACGGTTGCTGATAATGTGCTTGAGCATGGAACAGGTGGGATAAACATTGACGAATGCCGGATTCCGACCGACGAAAACATAGAGTTGGGTAGGAATAACAGAAAAGAATGCTCATCAAACTCTTACGGAACGGGGTTAATGGGAATAGATAGAACAAATTTAAATCAGGGTCGCTTCCCCGCAAATGTGATTCTCGATGAAGAAGCTGGAAAACTTCTTGATGAGCAAAGCGGCCATCTGAAATCAGGAGATATGGATTCAATAGCTAAAGGCGGGCAATTCAATACATACGGTGTTCAACAAGAAAGGCGTACTACTCAGATAGGAGATGAAGGTGGTGCATCCAGATTCTTTTACTGTGCGAAACCATCACGGGCTGAAAGAGATGGTGGATTAGAGGGGTTTGTAGCCCAGAATGTTAGCGATAGAGAAGATGTATCAAAAGCGGGTGCAAACAATCCTCGTAATAGAGGCGGCATAGAAAGAAAGAACATACATCCAACGGTCAAGCCTGTGGATTTGATGAAGTATCTGACACGGCTTGTAACACCACCCGAAGGTTTGGTTCTTGATCCATTCATGGGTAGTGGAACAACAGGGATAGCTGCAAACCTAGAGGGTTTCAGCTTCATCGGAATAGAGATGGATGAGGAATACCTTGAAATCTCCCGTGCGAGAATAGCTCATTCAGGTGATTACGAAATAACAGAGGACTTGACCATGAAGAGAATCAAACAACCGACACTTTTCGATTTCTTAGGAGGGTCTGAGTGAGCTACAGACTATTGTTAGGTAACTGCCTTGATTCCCTACACGAATTAGAGGATGAGTCAATAGATACTTGTGTAACATCTCCGCCATATTATGGCCTTCGAGATTATGGAACGGCTGAATGGGAAGGTGGCGACCCTAACTGCGAGCATACCATATCTATGGATACCAAATGGAATGACCCTAAGAGGGGCAAGAATGTCCTCAGACCCGAAGTAGCTCATAGAGGTGGCAAATCAAATGCTTGTTTGAATTGCGGTGCTAAACGGATAGATGAACAAATTGGTTTGGAAGATACACCTGAACAATTCATAGAAAACTTGGTTGAAGTGTTTAGACTGGTAGGGGAGAAGTTGAAGCCAACAGGCACACTATGGGTGAATATAGGCGATTCTTATGCTGGTGGTGGTGGCGCGTCAGGACATACTGCTGAAACGAAAAACATGGGTCGGACTACAAACTCATACGGCGCAACCCGTGGCAAGCGCATTCCAGAGGGGATAAAGGCAAAAGACCTGATCGGGATACCTTGGATGCTCGCCTTTGCATTACGAGCTGATGGATGGTATCTGCGTTCAGATGTTATTTGGAACAAGCCTAATCCTATGCCTGAGAGCGTTACAGATAGACCTACGAAATCACATGAGTACCTATTTCTTCTTAGTAAGAATAAGCATTATTTTTACGACCACGAAGCAATCAAAGAGAAAGATGGTGGTGGCCGATCAGGTAACAGCTTCAGAAGTAGGCAGGGCGATGCAGACCATCAAGCAGTATCCGGTGGGATTGGTGGCGATGAGTGGGTATCTGCCGGTGGTGGAAGAAACAAGCGTTCAGTTTGGACTGTCACTACTAAACCATACAAGGGCGCACACTTCGCAGTATTTCCTCCTGAGTTAATTGAACCGTGCATTTTAGCTGGAACATCAGCTCACGGTTGCTGTGGTGAATGTGGTGCGCCATTTGAAAGAAACATGACAAAGCAAAAAAACAAGCAAGACGATTCTTTGACCCAAAAAAGTGAAGGATTGAAGAACCCCAAAAGAGGCGGGCAAAGAGACACCAAAACCGGGTCTGTTCCTTCTTACGTCCCCTCTGCATATTCAACCGTTAATTGGCAACCGAGCTGCGAATGCTTTGGCTCATTTGAAAAGGAAGATGTGATTATACCTGCTGAGATGACACCGCAACAAGTCGCTAAAACCACACGGGGGGTTACAACAAAGGGAGAGTATCATGGCGATAATACAAAGAATTACGAAAGTGCTAAGGCTCAATCTGCGAGTGATGTGAAAAAGAGAATCATAGAAAACAAAACGAAAGATAGGGTGAAAACAATGAAGATTTACAAGCCCAATTCTGCCGATGAGAAGCACCCGATTCAGCGTTCAGTAGTATTG